ATAACAAAAAGAAATGATGCTGTTTTAGCAAGATATACTGTTGGATATGGAAGTGCTGCAAGTGATGTCCCAGAAATAATAAAACAAGCTATCCTTTTAACTATCGGAAATTTCTATTCTAACAGAGAATCTGTGATAACGGGAAAAACTGCAACTGAGCTGCCACAAAATAGTAAATGGTTGCTTGATACATATAAAGTTCAAATAGTAGGATGACAATTGGAGAATTAGATAGGAGAGTAACAATTGAGTCAGTTAGTACCTCAGCTAATAGCTATGGTGAATTGACAAGGTCATATAGTGCTTTTCGTACAGTTTGGGCTGCGATAGAATGGAGAGGCGGCTCAGAAGGCGTTGATCAATCAGAAAAAATAACTGGAATGACTAAGTTGCACATATACATTAGAAATTTAGACATGAGCAATTTAACTTTACAATCAAGATTAACTTATGATGGTAAATATTATTTTCCAAAAGTAATTAATCAGATAGATGGAAGAACTGCGTTTTTAGAAATAATTTGTGAAAATAAAGATTAATGGCAAAATCTAACGTTACAGTTTTAGGCACAAAAGAATTAAATGATATGTTTATGCAACTACCTAAACAAATCAAAAAAAATACTGTATGGCAAAAATTCTGGAGAAAAAATTCAAAGCCTTTTATTGATTCAGCAAAATCAAATTTAAATAGTTTAAAAGGTCAAGAAAATCAGTCAAATAAAAAAAGAACTGAAACATTAAAAAGAAGTATAGGATATTTTACAACAAGAAGGAGTAGAAAATTTTTAGGAGGTTTTGTTGGTCCAAGAGTTAAAGGAGCATACAGAAATGAAAAAAGTGGATATTATGGGGCGTGGGTTGAATATGGTGGCCAAGTAAAATTTGGAGGCAGAGGTTTTGGAAAAGACCAGCCATTTATTGAACCATCATGGAAAAGTAATTATTTAAAAGTAACACAAAATGCTATGGGTGATGCTGAATTTATAATGGCAAAGGCTATAAAAAGCCATGAAAAAAAGTTACAAAAATATGGTAAATTTGGAGTGTAATGCAAATAGGTAAATCAATATATAATATTTTAGCAAATGATAGTGATGTAAGTGCTTTGGTAGGAACTAGGATATTTCCTAATGTAGCTCCGCAAACAACTACATTCCCTTTTATTATTTATGATGTTACTGGTGTGCAGCCTAATGATACAAAAGATGGGGCATCAACATTAGATACAAATGATGTAATGATTTCTTGTTATAGTGAAACATATTCTCAAGCATCTAATTTAGCTCAAAAGATTAGAGTTGCAATGGATAGAATAAATGAAGGAACTTATGGAGGTGAACAAATACAATCAAGTCAATTTCAAAGCTATAATGATATTTTTGACGATACTAGCGGTGATGCTGGTATTTATAGAAAGGCTTTAGATTTTGAGATTAGACAAATAAATCCGACAAGTTAAATAAATAAATTATGAAAATAAAATTGAAAAAAAATTGGAGGTATGCTGGTCAAGTTATAATGGCTGGAACTGAAATTGAAATAAAGAATGAAGAAACTATTGCTTTTTTAAAAGATAATGGTTACTTAAAAGAGAAAAAAGAAAAAAAGGCAAAAGAAAAAGTTGCCGAAGAAAATAATTAATTAATATAAAAAATAAAAGAAAATGGCTATTTTAAATGGAACAGAATTAAAAGTGTATAGTGGGAATAGTGGACAAACTAATCTTGTTGCTTATGCACAAAATTGCACATTAAACATAAATCATTCACCAAGAGAAATTACAAACAAAGAATCTGGTGGATTTAAAGAAGTATTAGAAGGATTGAGAGATTACTCTTTAGACGTAGATGGAGCATATGCTTGGACAAATGGAAGTGGGGCTGATATTACTGATGGAGCTGATGACTTAATATATGACAATGTATTAAATGCAAGACAGCCAGTAACATTCATGTTTGGTGATAATCAATTAACTGATGATAATTATTATACTGGTCAAGGATATATAACATCAATGTCTTTAACTGGCGGTACCGAAGATACGGCCGTTTACAGTATTTCCATTGAGGGGACGGGACCTTTAACAAGAACTGAGGTGTAAAACTTAGGTGATTAGCTTAGGCTCTAAATTTTGTTTAGTGCCTTTGCTATGATCCTTTTAAACTAAACAAAAAAAATGAATTATACTTTTATAGAAATAAATAAAAAAAAGCTACCAATCAAATTTGGATTTAATGCTTTGCGTAAATACAGCTCAAAAACAAATACTAAGTTGCAAGATTTAGATAAACTTGGTGTTGATATGACTTTAGATAATGCCTTAACATTAATTTATTGTGGTATTGAAGATGGTTACAGAGCATCAAAGCAAGAATGTGAAATAACAGTTGATGACTTAGCTGATTTAATTGATGGCGATTTTGATAGTATTGGAAAGGCTATGGAAATTTTAGCGGAACAAATGGGAGGTAGTAACGAAAAAAAGCCGAAGGCCAAGAAGTAGATAAAAAACTTTCTTGGCATGATTTAGAAAAAATTGCTTTCGGTTATTTAGGAATGGGAGTTGATGAGTTTTATAACTACTTACCTAAACATTTTTGGAATAAGTTAGATGGCTTTTATGAGCTTGAAAACATAAGAGAAAGAGGAAGGTGGGAAAGAACAAGATGGCAAACAACATTGCTTTTAAATATACAAATAGCAAAAGGTAAAAAGTTGAAGCCAACTGATTTGATAGAGTTTGAATGGGATAAAAAAGATAAAAAAATAGATTACGAAAAGTTGAAAGCAAAAGCTGAATTTATTAAAAAAATGAGTGAGCATGGCAAATAAAAGTGTAGGTTTTTTAACTATTGCGTTTGGAGCTGATTTAAGAGGCTTTGACAAAGCAATGAAAAAGGCTCAAAGAAGTATCAAAAAATTTGGTACTAATATGCAGCGTACTGGTAAAAATTTAAGTAGAAACTTAACATTGCCATTAGCGGCATTTGCAGCGGCATCTGTTAAGGCTTTTGATACTCAAGCTAAAGCTGAAACTAAATTACTTACAGCATTAAAAGGGCGTGAGGATGTACAAAAAAGATTAATTGCTCAAGCTAAAGAATTACAAACACAAACTTTATTTGGTGATGAAGAAACAATAGCGGCTCAAGCTATGTTGGCCACAATGGGATTAGAGGAAGAAGCAATCATGAGGCTTATTCCTTTAGTTCAAGACATGGCAACTGCGAAAGGAATGAATCTTGTTCAAGCCGCAGATTTAGTTGCTAAATCGGTAGGTAGTTCAACAAACGCATTAAGTAGGTATGGTATAACAATAACTGGGGCGGTAGGTAGTCAAGAAAGATTAAACACAGCAACAGAGGCTTTAAATAAAGCATTTGGTGGACAAGCTGAAGCTGTTTCAAAAGTTGGACTTGGTCCATTAACACAATTAAAAAATATATTAGGTGATTTATCTGAAGATATTGGAAAGATTATTTTACCTACATTAAATGATTTAGCAAAAGATGTAAAAGAATTAGCATTAAGATTTGATGGCTTAACTGATGCTACTAAAAAAAATATAGTTAAATGGGGAGCAATAACTGCGGCTGTTGGTCCATTTCTTATTTTAATTGGAAAAACATTTACATCAATAGCTTTCTTAATTCCTTTAATTGTTAGGTTAGGAGGGGCGTTTAAAAAGTTAAGCATTTTGATGTTTAATCTTATTAAGAAAAATCCATGGCTTTTATTAGCTACTGGTATTGCAGCAATTGGAGTAGCTATTGCAGATACTTTAGGGGCATTTGACAAGTGGTTAGGAACAGAGGATGAGGTGCAAGAAGAAACTGATAAAACTACTGATTCAATAAATGAGTTAAATAATGCTCTTTTAAATGTAGATAAAACATTAAACAAAGTTAGTGGCAAAAAAGGAACAATAAAGCCAATAGAAAAAATAGAAACAATACCAACTTTATCTATAAAACCATTAAAAACAGATTTAGATGAAGTGCCAGCTAAATTACAAAATGTGGCTGATTTATTTGGCAATGTAGTAACTCAACAAGATAGAATGATTGCGGCATCTGAAACATTTAAAAATGTTTTTAGTAGTGCTATGACGTCAGCGGCTTATAGTCAAGAAGGATTTTTTACATCTTTTATGAAAAATTTAAAACAAGCTATAAAACAAATGTTAATTCAATTAGCAATTACAACTGCCATTAATTTTATGTTTGGAGGCAAAGGATTTAAAGTTGGTGATTTAAAAGGGGCATTTAGTGCAGCAAAAGATAGCCTTATAGGATTAGCAAGTGGTGGATTAGTAACTGGTCCAACTATGGCTTTAGTAGGTGAAGGAGCTGGAACAACTGCAAGTAATCCAGAAGTTGTTGCTCCATTAGATAAATTAAAAGGAATGATAAATGGCGGAGGAACGCAACAAGTTGAAGTGTTTGGGCGTATTAGTGGCAATGATATATTTTTAGCAAATCAAAGGGGTAGCATTAACAGATTTAGATCAGTTTAATTTATGGCTTTAGCAAAACAATTTTACTCCAGCTTTAAGAGTTACAATGGCTGGGATTATTACTTAGAAATTTGGGTTGAAGGATATAGCGGAAGTGCTAGTGAAATTTCAATAGGAGCTGGTGGTCCAGTTATAACTTATGGAACTGATGAACAAGATAGATTCAGCCCAATATTATCCAGTAAGTTAGAGTTACCTTTTATGGTAACCAATACTACTCAAGATGCTTTTATAAAAAATATAAGAGAAAACTTTAATGAGCAAGATGTTTATATTCATTTATATAGAGCAAGTTCAAGTGATTATAGTTCAGTAGCTCCATTGTGGTCTGGATTTGTGCTTATGGATTTAAGTGCATCACCAGATTTGTATTATCCTTATCCAGTTACATTAACTGCGGTTGATGGTTTGTCATTGCTAAAAGAAATTGATTTTACAAAATCTGGAACAGCTGGTAGTTATACTGATGCTGATATGTATTCAAGCAATGGAAGGTTTACATATTGGCTAAAAGAAATATTATTAAAATCTGGAGCATCTACAACTACTCAAGGCTCTACTCAAGATTATAAATTTACAACTGCAATTAACTGGTTTAATAGTGTTATGCCTACTATTACGCAATCAACTGATCCATTTTATCAAACAAAATGTAATACTAAAATGTTTTTCAGTAAAGATGCTGATGAAAATTTTACTGTTGTAAATTGTTATGATGTACTTAAAAACTTGTTAAAGCATTGGGGGGCAAGGATTATATATTGGAAACATATTTTTTATATAGTACAAATACAAGAATATAACACAGCTGAATCTGGAACTTATGCAAATCCAGATAATATAGATACAAGAACATATACAAAAACTGGAGCTTTTGATAGTTCATCTGATAATTTAGGTGATTCATATTGGACAAGATATAATTTGTTAATTGATGACGTAACTGGAGGCATACAAAAATTAGCTGGTAGTCAATTTAACTACTTACCGCAATTAAAAAGAACTCAAGCTAAATTTATTGATTATGGTAACAAAAATTATTTTGGTGGATTGCCTTATGATTTAACAACTGGACAAACAGATGTAATTTATCAAGATACAATTAGTGATGTTTCTGTTGATGGTAGCATGATATTAATTATACCTTTAGATGTTACAATGAATGTTGCTTATAGTGGAACATTAGCAATGTCATTAACATTTAGAATGTATATAACTGATGGAGCAACAACGTATTATTTAAGATATGATCCATCTAATACTCCCAAATATTATTGGGAAAATGCAACAACAGCAAATCTAAATAATAAAAAAACTGTATGGAGGTCTAATTTAGATAACATTGTTGGAACACAAACTAAGGTAGGTTTTCATGAGCAAATTGAATTCAAAGATGTAAGTGGCTCAGCATTAACATTAACTGGTGATTGGGATATTTATACTGATATTGATAATTGGGGGGCTAATAGCGGTAGTTTTAAATTTATATATGCTGTAAATGGATTATTTAATTTACAAGTTTTATATGCTCCTTCCGCATCTACTATATATTGGACAAATACGTTAAATCCAAATTATCAAACTCCATTAAATCCATCTGTTATTGGGCAAACAAATCAGCCAACAGCATACAATCCTAATTACTCTTTAAATCCAACAACATCAAATAGCATTGTTAGTTATACATCTCAACTAAATATAAATCCATTTGAAGGTAAACTACTTATTGTTAATGCTAGTGCATCTGGAGCTTTGTATGGTAGTTTTGTTTCAGTAAGTCCAAATCCAACAACTAAAGATTCTGAAATAGTTGATTTTGGTGATTTAATTTGGGGTGATACGCTACTTGCAAGTTCTGAGGGTAGCTTAAAAGTTTGGAATGGTAGTTCGTTTGTTAAATCAAATGTCATTGGAACATGGGGATTAGGCTCAACAAGTGGAAGTAATAGCTTTACTGAAATGCTATTGTCTGAATATCTCTATGGCCAAACTAAAGTTATTGAAAGCCCATCAATGAGGCTTGTTATTGGTGAAACAAATAAGAATCAAAATGATGGTAGTGGCTCAAGGCCAAACTATATTAATCCAATTGGTAGATTAAAAGGTTATAGTGCAACTGGAACTACTCCATATTATATATTTAAAAGCGGCTCATTTCATTTATTAAAAGATGAGGTTGATTATCAAGGTTATCAAATTATTAGAGATACACAATCACTAACAAAAACTGATGACATAATTATTGGTCCAGATATATTACAAGATAAAACAAATAAAATAGGGCAAAAAACTCCGCAAACAAATACATTAGTAAACAAGTTAACACAAAACAGTTATATCACAACTGTTTCAGCAATTAAAAGTGCCTTTGGAAATGATGTTGCTGTAAATGGAATATTTGCAACAGATACTGGTTGGACAAAAGGAACTGGCTGGAGTATATCAAGTAATAAAGCAATCTTTTCACCAACTGGCTCAACAAGTGATATTAAACAAGATACTTTAACCAATGCATTAACTTATAAAATAATTGTAACATTAACATTAAGTGCTGGTGGATTATCAGTAAAAGCTGGTAGTTCTGGAAACTCAACTGTTTTAAGTGCATCTGGAACTTATGAGGTTTTCTCAACTTGTGCTGGATCAACTGAGGTTATATTTGAGGCAAGTGCAGCTTTTGAAGGTTATATTGAAAAAGTAGTTGTACAACAACAAGTGCCAGTTACAAGCATAAGTATAAATGCTATTGGAACAGCTGTATTTAAAACAAATGATGTGTTAAATGTTGCAGATGTTGATGGTGATGAGGTTAATGAATTTACTGTAAGTGCAGATCAAGGGGCTAGTGATACAAGTATTTCTGTAACAAGTAAATTAATTACTGAGGATATATTAGAAGGCTCTATAATATTAGTAAATCAAAATGATTTAGCTGCACAATACCAAAATAAAACCAAAGGAACAGTTGGTGGCTTTGATATAACAGCAACAAGTATTGATTCTGGTAGTGTTGCAATTAGTAGTTATATAGATGACGATACTTTTGGAACTGCAAGTGCTACAAGTTTAGCTACAAGTGAAAGTATAAAGGCATACGTTGATGGTCAAGCTGGTTTGTCGGAAAATCTTCAGACAGTTACAGATAATGGCAATACGACTACTAACAGTATAACATTTGCTGGAGGTACATCAACTGGTGATATAACTGGGCAAAGCATAACTTTAGGAGATGGCTCAACAGATAGGCAATTAAAAGTTTATTATTCTAATGTGTCTGATTTTGTAAATGTAAAAGGTTATGGTGTAGAATTTAATAGAACAAATTCTTATTTAAGACCAACATCTGCTAATTCTAAATATATGTATTTTGGAAATCCTACTTTATATTGGATTCAAATAGAATCAAATGCAGTTACTCATAAATGGACAAATGCAAGTTCAGAAAAAATGCGATTGACAACTACTGGCTTAGGTATTGGAACGTCCAGTCCTAGTGAGATTTTAAATTTAGCTGGAAATAATCCTAATATAAGAATAGATGATACAAGTGCGGCTTCAAGAAGTGAATTAAATAGTGACATAAGCTGGTATGATTCAACTGGAGCTCAAGGTAGTTATATTGGTCATTTTCAATCAGCTAATTTAGAAATTAGGTCAACTGCTGGTGATGTATCTATCGGTACTTTTGCTGGTACACAAATATATATAGATGGAGCAAATACTGGAATTGGAACGCTTTCTCCCACAGAAAAGCTCCACGTGGTTGGTGATGCATTAATAACTGGCGATAGTCATGCTGATGCTTTCAAACCAGCTGTAAGTGGCAATCCAATTAAATTTAAAAACTTTGATAGCTCAACTGAGTTTGCTAGGATTACTGACGGCGGAAACGTACTCATTGGAACAACTGTTGATAGTGGAGCAAAATTAAGTATTGCTTCTCCAAGTTTTTCAAGTGTTGTATTAAGTTGTAATTATTCTTCTTCTAATCAAAATAACTTTTTTGAAGCTGGAATAAATTTAAATGATGGTTATATAAAATTAAGAAATAGTGGAGTAGCTGAAACTATAAAATTAAATTCTGATGGGGTATCATATTTTAATGGTGGAAACGTAGGAATTGGAACGACAAGTCCGAGTGAAAAATTAGAAGTCAATGGAAATGTCAGAATAGCTAATTTAGGACAAATTTATGGAAATGGTACTGGAGATATATATTTAGGAAATACTAATTCTGGTGTATTAAGAATTGGTGGTGATGGTACTGATACAGTAATTCAGCCATCATTTAATAATTTAGTAATAAAAACAACGCGTGATATTGATGACATTGTGTTTAAAGCTGGTGCTAGTGAAGTCACTTTCATTACGTTAGATAGTAGCCAAACGACTATCAATTTACAAAAAACAGTTTTAATTGGAACAACAACAAATACTGGGGCGTATAAAATAGATGTTGCTGGTAAACAAAGAGTACAAGATACTTTAGAACTTGATGATGTATTAATGTTAAATGCAATTTCAACTCCTAGCGACCCTGCGGCTGGTAAATCTGTTATTTACATGGATTCATCTGATGGCGGAATAAAATGTAAAATTAATGTAGGAGGTACAGTAGTTACAAGAACTATTGCCTCTTTTGAATAAATAAATAAATAAAAAAAAATGATAACATATAAATGGATAATATCTTCAATGGATTGTGTAATACAAGAAACTGTTGAAGGACAAGAACTGCAAAATGTAGTAAATATGGTACATTGGCGTAGAGCTGCGTCAGAAGGTACTGAAGGTGAAGAAAATTATTATTATGCTGATGTTTATGGGGCTATGCCTTTGACATCACCAGACCCTAATGATTTTGTACTTTATGAAAATCTAACTGAAGCTAAAGTTGAGGAATGGTTAAATGAAATGACTGACCCAACACCAGCTGAAATGGATACTCAATTAGCTGCAAATATTGAATTGCAAAAAAACCCAGTTGAGGAAACTTTGCCTTTGCCATGGGTGTCATGAAAAACGAAGTGAAAGATACAATGGAAATTTTGGCTGCAAATGGAACAGCTATTGGTATTAGTTTAACAGAGTGCAACGAAATCCTTACTTTTATTTCTTTAGTTTTAGCAATTAGTATTTCTTTATACAAGTTATACTATTGGACTTTTAAGAAATAATATGAGTTTTTTTAGTAAACTATTTAATTCTGGTGAATTAGTAAAAGAAGTTGGTGGTGTAGTTGATAACCTAACAACAACAAAAGAAGAAAAGCTAGAGGCTAAAAGAAAGCTAAAAGAAGTTTTGCTTGATTATGAAAAGTCAATGCAAAAAGAGGTTACAAGTCGTTGGTTAAGTGATAACAATGGTAGCTTATTGACTAAAAATATTAGACCATTAGCTTTAGCATTTCTAACTTTTATGTTTGTTATTATTTCTATATTTAGCGGAAATTTAGGGCAATTTCAAATACAAGAGGAATTTATACCAGTTTATCAAACATTATTGATTGTTATATATACAGCTTATTTTGGAGGCAGAAGTTTTGAAAAAATAAATAATGGAAAAAAATAAACTATATAATCCAGACGAAAAAAACACACTTGTAATGCAATTTGGCAATGTTGCTAGAAGTTTAAGAAAAAAATATGAGTATCCAAACAAGATAGATAAAAGAACTAAAAAGTATGGCAATCAAAGAACGCATAATGGTGTAATGGGAAAATATAAACAAAATGGCTAAAAAAAGAAAACTAAACAGCACAAATCCTAAATATAAAAAAGAGGAAAAAACAAGACAATATAAAAGAGTATTTTATAAAGAAGTAAGGGGTTGCAAAATTTATATGTTATATGAAATACTTTAAGCTAAGAGAATTTGTTTGTAATTGTTGCGGAAAAAGCAAAATAAACAGAACATTTGTTAAAGTATTAGATGCTGCCAGAGCATACTCAAAAGACGAAGATGGCTCAGATATTCCTTTTATCATAACATCTGGATTCAGATGTGAAAACCATCCAGAAAGTAAAAAGAATCCACAAAGCTCACATATTAAAGGATTAGCGGCAGATATTTTAGTAAAAAATAGTAGGGAAAGAGCTGTAATATTAGCGGCTTTAATGAATGCTGGTTTTAGTAGGTTTGGAATAGGGCATAACTTTATTCATGTAGATTTAGACGAAGAAAAAACTCAAGGTGTAATTTGGACATATTAAATGGAATCTAAATATTTAATTTATAAAGATGAAATAATAAAACATTTTTGGGATGGAAATGGTTATCAAGGAATAGCACAACATTTAATAGACAAATATCATTTAGATGTAAAAAAACACAGTTTAAGGCATAGAATAAAGGATATTATACAATATGAGATAGCTGACAAAGAAGTTATTGAAGAAAACCTTAAACTGGCTAAAAGAAGCCAAAAACAAGCTGACTTAAACAGAATAAAAAACAAATCATTTAGAGAGCATGTAAGGCTTGAAAATGCTTTAGTTGAATATAATAAGGCTTTAATTGATATTCTTAAAACAGAGAGCCTTAAAACAACAATAAAACAGCATGAATCTAAAGGCAAACAAGCAATTATTTGTCAAATAGCCGATACACATTTCAATGAGCTTGTCAATCTAAAAAAAAATAAATATGATTTTGAGGTTGCCTCTAAGAGATTACAAAAGTTTGCACATTACATAAAAGAATATGCTACTTTTTATAATGTCAATGAAATATTTATTGCAATAACTGGTGATTTACTTAACTCAGATAGAAGGCTTGATGAAAAATTAGCCATGTCAACTAATAGGGCAAAAGCAACTTTTCTTGGTGTTCACTTATTAAAACATTTTATTTTAGATTTAAATAGTATTGGAAATGTAAGTGTTGGTTGTGTTTCTGGAAATGAATCAAGAGCTTATGAACTTGGATGGGTTGATATGGTTGCAACTGACAATTACGATTTTACCATATTTGAAATACTAAGAATGTTGTTACCAGATATTAATTTTATTACATCTGGAGGCTTAGAACTGGTTGTTGAGGTTAATGGGCATAATGTATTGCTAATACATGGGCATCAACTCGGTAACATGCAAAATGATAAAATTGCAAAGGTTATTAGTAAATATGCTAGAAATGGAATAATACTTGATTTTATGATGTGTGGGCATTTACATGAAACTAAGATAACAGATATGTTTGCAAGATCAAGTTCATTAGTAGGGGCTAATGCATATAGTGAAAATGCCTTATTATTAAGCTCTAGGGCAGCTCAAAACATATATATTATGAAAGATAACGAAAGACATGATATAAGGATAGATTTACAGCATACAAAAGGATTTAAAGGCTATGCAATAAACAAAGAGTTATCAGCTTACAATGCTAAAAGTTTAGATAAAACACATAAAAAACAAACAGTTTTTAAAATTGTAATATAATTTTTATATATTTGGCTGTTTTTTTAAGTTAAAATATTGTTTTTAGAATATCTTGTTGGAAGAAGCCTCTTTTTTAGGGGCTTTTTTTTATTTATATATACCTAGTAAATTAAAATAAATGTAAAGTTTTTATCATTTTTAGTTGTTTATGTTAAAAAGTATTGTATCTTTGTACTATAATTAATAACTTAAAAAAACAAAAACTATGTCAGTATCACTTTTTAGAAAAACAGAAATTAACTCATTAATTAGAACTTATGCTCAAAACGATGATGAATCCAGAGCAATATGGTATGCTTATGTTAGCAATGTAATGGCTTACAATTTACAATACAGAGAAAACGAAATAATTGATTTTCATTTTGAAAAATACGAAAATATTCAACAATGGACTTTAGGAAGTTTACATTACAATATAGCAACAAATGATGGTAATCACTTTATGCAAGATAAATGGCATAAAATATTTACAAATATTGTTAAAAGAGTAAATAAACTTGATGAATACGAACAAGAGCATTTGGCTGAAACTTATAATGTTGTAAATGAAAAAGAAATATAAATATATTTTAGAAAAATAATAACTTAAAAAAAACATTATATTATGAAACAACATATTGTAAAACATAAACAAAACAACAAAGAGTATTTATTAAATACAGTTGAATTAGATAGATTCTTCAAAAAACAAGACATCTTAAATTATACTGTAAAAGATAAATTAACAGCTCAAGAAATATTAGGTAACGTCATTGCATTTATTACAGTTGCAATCGGATCAGTTGCATTACTAATGTTGGGAGCAATAATGGATAAACTATGACAAAAAAAGAATTAGCAAAAATCTATAAAGATTATAACTTAACAAAAGAAGATATATATCAAGACCGCAGAGGTTTTGTAATAATAACAAGAAGTGGTATTGAACGCATTCAATTTGATACTAATATTAAAATAGAATTTGATGTTATTAAATGTGAAAAAGACAATGTAGTTATAAAAGCTACAAGTTATTTACAGAATGAAGATAATGACTGGCTAAAGCAAATTGAAACTTTTGGAAGTGCAACTGATAAAAATTGCATACAACATTTTAAAGTTGAAATAGCTGAAAAAAGAGCAAAGGCAAGATGCATTGTTCAAACAATTGGCTTTACAAATACTTATTCTGAGGACGAAATAAAACATCAGCCATAATGAAAGAACTAATTGAGGAGGCATTAAGAGTATCATGTTTACTTTGGAATGCAGATATTGAAAAAGTAAGAAATAATACATCAAGATTAAAAAACAATGTAAGAGCTAAAAGAATGTTTGTTTATTACATATATAGCTTTTTAGAAGTATCTTATGTTGACATAAAAAACTATATTATTGGATTTAATCATGCATCAAGTATTTATCATGTTAAAGAATTTAATAAAGATTTAGACAATGATCCAGATGTAAAAAAAATATTTAAACAATTTATGCATAAGATGAATTTGTATTCAGTTTATGGAAGTGGTTACATGGAAAAGAGGAAAGAAATAGAAAAATTAAAACAAGAACTAATTGATTTTATAAACAAATGATAAAAGGATTTGAGGAATATACTTATGAATTAACTGAAGATGAATTATTAATGGTTGATAAAATAATTAAAGGATTAAGCCCAAAATTAGGAAAAGAAAAAGCTGTAACATCAACAGTAATTTGTAAAGCAATAAATATATCAGCTCCAAGATTAAGAAAGTTAATTAATTACATTAGAATTACTAATCAACTGCCAGGCCTTTGTAGTTGTAAAAATGGCTACTTTGTTTCAAAAAGTTTAGAGGAAATAGAAGATTATATCATTAGCTTAAAACAAAGAATTAAAAGCCAAGTTGATGTTTTAAATTGTATTGAGAGCCAAACAATTTTGTGGGGCGGAAGTGGACAATTAAGTTTATTTGAATAATGGACATAGTTAGAGTAATAAAAAGCAAAGATTACACAACAATTTGTAATCGTATTTTTAAGGATAGAAGGTTGTCTTTAAAAGCAAAAGGCTTATTAGCTATGTTATTGAGTTTTAGTGATTCTTGGAAATTATCAATTAGTGGCTTAGATGCTATATTAAAAGAAGGCAAAGCGTCAATAAGAACAACAATGAATGAACTGATCAAAAATGGATATGTTGAAAGAGAACAAGTTAGGAAAGAGGGAATGTTTATTGGTGTTAATTATATAGTATTTGAATCACCGAAGTGCGATAATCCGACTGCGGTTTTTCCGACTGCGGAAAATCGAACACAAGTAAGTAATAATATAATAAATAATCAATTAAATAAAGATAACAGTAAAAATCAATTTTTTATTGAGGTTATGGCTTTTGATAATTACACAAAAGAAATGCTTACTGATTTTTTTGAATATTGGAGTGAGCCAACAAAAAGAGGCGTTTTAAAAAAAGATACCATGAAAACATGGTCAACATCCAGAAGATTAAAGACATGGGCTAAAAACGAATCTAAATGGGCTTTAAATAGCGTTGGAATAAGTAAAGTAGATAAGCATTTACAATCTCACAATGAGGCAATGCAAATATTAAAACAAATACAAGAAAATGATAAAAAAAATAAGTGAATCTGAATTAACGAAAATGTGTGTTGAATTATTATCAAAAACTTACCTTGATCTTGGTCAACATAATATAGATGCAAAAACAAAAGTTTTAATGGCTCAAAGTTTAGCACATGATTTAAAGAAATCATTTCCAACTTTATTGTGGCTTGATGTAAAACAAGCGTTTTGGAATGGAGTAAGAAATACTGAGGATTTTAGCATTAATGCAAAAACTTATTATAAATGGCTTAAATTATGGCGGAGCATAATATGGAACAATGAAGGTGTTGCAGACCACCAAAAAGATAAAAGATTAAATTACAGACAAGAAACTAAATTATTAAAATAAATTATGAATAAAAACTATAAAGAACTTTTTGAAAATATGGAATATTTATTTCTTAATCAAAAAAAAATAAATGATAAAAAAATAAAAATAATTTATTGGTATGAAGAATTTGCAAAATTTATAAAAGAAAAAAATATAAATTTATATAATGAAGCAACTACTTATGCTATTAAATTAGAAAGAAATAATTATATGACTAAAGAAGAATTAAATAAATTAAATAACTAATAAATAAATAAAAATGGAAAAAAAATTAACTGAAGATGAATTAAAATCTTTACAAGAAAATGTTAGCAAACTAAATCAAGTACACATTGAACTTGGTAGGCTTGAAAATCAAAAGCATAAAATATTGCATGAAGTCAATGAGGTTGAAAAACTATTTGATGAATTGCAAAAAAATTTAGAGGATAAGTATGGGAAAGTGAGCATTAATATTGATAATGGTGAACTTTCTGATAATTGTATTAATGAATTAATAATTGAAGAAAATGAAGGATAATGATGACATTTTAATTGCTGAAGATTGGTGGCTAAAGCCTTCATTATTGCCTACAAGTGTTTGGAGTTATGACAAAGGAAAAAATGGAGGTTATGTTGCCGATTTTGAAAAAGTTGGCAGAGATATACGTTTAATAGGTACAAAAAAACAAATCAGAGAGTGGTGGAGGAAAACTGGTGTTGAAATTAAAGATATTTGGCACACTGAGTTAACTGAAAAGCACAAAGAATTATATGAAAGAAACTGCAAAAAACTTGTAGTAATAAGATTAGGATAATGAAAACAACACTTAAAATAATTATATCAATAATACTAACACCAATAGCATTAGTAATGTTTATTGGATTAATAACAATAGCAATTCATGAAGCACTTTGGAAAAGTAAAGAAGGGAATCTTGAAGTTAAATAACAAACAGTTGTTTAATGACCAGTTGCAACAATATGAAGGCAAAGATGTTGTAATTAAAATAGTTGAAAGAAATAATAATAGAACTAAGGACCAAAACAGTTTGTTCTGGAAATGGGTTGATATTATTAGCAAAGAAACTGGATATACTAAAGAAGAAACAAAAGAGCTTATATCTTATAAGTTTTTGCGTAGGGAAAGACAAAATGAGGAAGGCTTTACAGAAGTATATTTAAAAGGTACTTCAACACTAACAAAAAAAGAGTTTAATGATTTAATGAATAACATTAGTTATTGGAGTAGTACAACATTAGATTTAACGCTTCCAACTTATGAATGAAACTGATTTACAAACTCATGTTGTTAATTATATAAGGATGCAATATCCAAAGGCTAGGTTTTGTGCAAGTTTAGGTGGAATAAGAACATCTATCAGTCAAGCAAGAAAAGCAAAGAAAACTGGTTACTGGGCTGGATTTCCAGATTTACAAATAACAGAGCCTAATCACAATTATCATGGCTTATTTATTGAGATTAAAACTGAAACTGG